GAAGGGCTTGGCTTTGTTCTTTCATCAAGTGCTGTTGCTGGCGTTGAACAAGCAAATGATGCGGTGATGAAATTGTCATCAATGCTTGGCGGTGTCCGCGATCAAATTGTTGCTGGCCTAGCACCAGCTTTAACTTTTATAGCTGATATAATTAGAAAAAAACTTGTTGACGCAATTCAAGGTGAGGATGGATTAGGTAATATTGAAGATTTTGCACGCAAAGTTGCTTTGTCTGCAATTGACTTAATGGAAAAAACAACATTAGGTGCGGTGCGATTTGCCAACACTATAATCCGCAGCATTAACAATGTTATTTTGTCTGCGCGAGTTATGGCATCGATATTCCGCGCTGATATTGGTAAAAGTTTAAAAGATTTTAAAAAAATTAGTGAGCAATTAGGTGCGACTTTGTTTAATGATCTGCGTGCTGCAATATTAGCCGCAGATGATGTGACTAAAAAATATAACAATACAAATAACGATGGCGTTGCAAAAGTTAAAACTTATGCGGACGCTTTAAAAGATTTAAAAGAAGCCGCCGAAAAAGTCGGTGAAGGTATGGGCAATGTTGCCGTGCGCGGTATTAAGTCGCTTGAGGATGCCTTAGTTGATTTCTCAATGGGTGCAGCTAGTGCAAAAGATGCCTTTAAAAATATGGCAAAATCTATTATTAGCGATTTGATCCGAATGCAAATTCAACAAAATATTACAAAACCGCTTTCTGGTATGCTTTCCGGTATGTTTAGCGAATCGGCGGGTGGCGGCACATCTGCACAAGCAAAAGCTATCGGCGGTTCTGTTCGCGCTAATTCGCCATATATGGTTGGTGAACGCGGCAGAGAATTGTTTGTGCCGAACAGCAGCGGGTCTATAGTGCCAAACAACAAGCTGGGCGGCGGTGGTGTAACCGTCAATCAGACCATAAACCTATCGGCTGGAGTGTCGCAAACAGTACGCGCTGAAGTTATGCAAATGATGCCCGCTATACAAGAAGCGTCAAAAGCTGCGGTGCTGGACGCAAGGCGGCGCGGCGGTTCATTCAGTGCGGCATTCGGGTGATTTAAATGACAATATCATATCCCTTAACACTACCAACGCAGACCGGCATCGCCAGCGTAAATTTGCACGCGATCAACAGCGTTGCAATTTCATCCAGCCCGTTCACTTACAAACAGCAAGTGGTGGCGCACACGGGTCAACGCTGGGAAGCTGAAGTTAGCTTGCCGCCAATGAAGCGAGATGATGCCGAAGTTTGGATTGCTTTTTTGCTATCGCTAAAAGGTATGCGCGGCACGTTCTTAATGGGCGATCCTAATTGTGCAACGGCACGCGGCAGCGCGTCGTCAACGGCTGGCACGCCAGTCGTGTTTGGTGCTGACCAGACCGGCGAAACGTTAGCCATTGATGGTTTACCTGTAAGTGAAACCGGCTATTTGCTTGCCGGTGATTATATTCAGCTTGGCGGCGGGTCAACAGCAACTTTGCACAAAGTTTTAACTGACGTTGATACGAACTCTGGCGGCACCGCAACGCTAGATATTTGGCCTAGTATCCGCACCGCACCGGCTGACAACAGCACTGTCGTGGTGGCTAATGCTGTTGGCAATTTCCGGCTGTCCACAAATCAATCAGATTGGTCGATTAACAACGCTTCTTTCTATGGCATCACATTCCCAGCCATTGAGGTTGTCGTTTAATGAGCCGCGATCTCACCCAGAGCATCATTGACAATTTAGATGCGACAGAGATCAGACCCTTTTTTGCTGTCGAATTATATTTCGACACGCAAACTTTACGAATGTGGACTGGTCTTGGTGATTTTGTTTTTAGTGGGGAAACATATATTGGGACTGGTCAATTTCTTGAGATTAGCGAGCTTCAAGAAACTGCCGAAATTTCGGCTAAAGGCGCAATCATTAGTCTTTCTGGCATTCCATCAGATCTAATTTCGTTGGCAATTGGCGAGCCTTATCAAGGCAGAAAATGTAAAATATTTTTTGGTCTTTTAGGCGTGGAAGGCGATTTTCTGTTGCTTGAAAATAGCAGCTTTTTGTTGCTTGAAGATAGCGGCAAAATCAATGTTGCTGAAGGCGCGGCTGTTACAATGGATGAAGTCTTCAACGGTTATGTTGACCAGATGACTATTGCTGAAGGGGCTGAGACTAGCACAATTACAGTTTCGGTCGAAAGCCGTTTGATTGATTTAGAGCGTGCAAGAATTTTTAGATACAACGATCAAAATCAAAAAGCCAGATATGCAAATGATAAAGGTTTTGAATTTGTCGAAGATTTGCAGGACAAGCAGTTCAATTGGGGCAGAAGGTGAGGCTGCACGATTGGCCAGAGCGTTTTGATTTTTTTATTAATGAGTGGCGATATAAAAAATTTGAATGGGGTCAAGTCGATTGCATCAGATTTGTTGATGAAGCGTATTACGCGCAAATTGGTAAACATATTTTTGATGATTGGTTTGGAACCTATACGACTGAATGGGGTGCGTTTCTAAACTACAAAAGGCAAATAAAGCGCAGCGGTCATAAAAATATTATAACGGCCATCAATAGCCGTTTAAGAGCCATAGACGGGCTGCATCCGTCAAGGGGTGCAATTATAGGTCGAGGCGATTACGGTGCGCTGATGGTCACTGAAATCGCTTTGGGCGTTGCGCTGGGTGATAAAGTTGCTTTTTTAGGTTATGATGGTCTGGAATTTTCACCGGCTAAACCAACTGATTTGATTTGGGTTGTAGAATGAACAAGATCACACTGTTAAAAACCACAACATCACTGACATCGGCTGTGCTGATTGCGCTGATCCCAGAAGCAGCATACGCGATGCCGCCAACAATAATCGCGGCAGGATTATCAGCCGCAGCCACAACTGGTTTTTCATATGTTATGGGTACGCTCACTGCCAGTGTTTTAACAACTTTTGCAAAATCATTTTTTTTAAATCTTGCGCTTGGACTTGTTAGCCAATCACTTTCACCAAAGCCAAAAACCGCCGCACAACCGGCTGGAACATCTGCTATTTTGGTCAGTGGCTTGTCGCCAGTGTCAGATCATCAAATAATTTATGGTCGCACAAAAATCGGTGGGGCTGTGGTTTACAAAGAAGCAACAGACAACAACAAATTTTTGCACGTTGTTGTTGCTTTAGCCGGTCACGAGGTCGAAGAAATCGAAACAGTTTATTTAAACGATGAGGCTTTGACGCTTGACGTTGATGGTGAAGTCATTGCGCCGGATAAATATGCTGGAGTGGTTCGCATCAATAAGCATTTGGGATTATCAACGCAAACAGCGGATCAGGATTTGGTTGATGAAAGTGATGGACTTTGGACAAGTGACCACAGGTTGCAGGGCGTTGCCTACGTTTATGCGCGGCTTGAGTTTAAGGCTGATGCATTTCCGAATGGCGAACCAAACATAACTGCGATTGTCAAAGGCAAAAAGGTCTATGACCCGCGCACATCTGCAACCGCATATTCAGACAATGCAGCACTTTGTTTTAGAGATTATCTCACAAGCGACTATGGTTTAAATTCACCGGCTGATGAAATTGATGACACGCTGATAACCACTGCCGCAAATATTTGTGATGAAAATGTTACCTTGGCTGATAGCAGCACAGAAAAACGTTACACAACCAACGGCGCGTTTTCGACTGGTGTTAAACCGGCTGAAGCTATTGACAGCCTTTTGCGTCCGATGGGCGGCACACTTTGGTACAGTCAAGGCAAATGGCGCGTTAAAGCTGCGGCGTATTTAACGCCAACATTGACATTTGATGAAGATGATTTGCGAAGCACTTTGCAGATCAATACGCGGCATTCGCGGCGTGACAATTTTAACATTGTGCGCGGTACGTTTCGCGGGTCTGAAAGCAACTGGCAATTCAGCGACTTTCCAGAAATTAAAAGCAACGAATTTATTCAAATTGATAACGGTCAAGAAAGCGCGATGGATTTGGAACTAGGTATGGTTTCATCGTCAGCAACAGCGCAACGCATTGCCAAAATTGCACTGTATCAAAATCGCGAACAATTAACTTTGTCAGCCAGCTTTGGAATGCGTGCTTTTCAAGTGCAGGTTGGTGACGTGATTTTGTTCAACAATAGCCGCGCCGGTTTTGTAAACAAACCATTTGAGGTTTTGTCGTGGACATTTGGTTCTGATGGTAATGGTGCGCTTGAAGTTAAAATGACGCTGCGCGAAACATCAGCGGCAGTCTATAGCTGGTCGGCTGAAGAAACTGCTTTTGAAGCAAACAATACGTTTTTAGCTGACCCGTTTGATGTGCCATCAATCGGCCTAAATATCAGCAGCGAAGTCAGAATAATTAACGAGCATATCACGAATGTTCTGATTGCTGAAACCACATCGCCATCGCCGGAAAGGATTGACAATGTTGAAGTTCAATTCAGAAAAACTGGCGCAACAACATATTCGACCGGTTACACTGGCGACCTTGGCCGCGTTGAAATTTTAGATGTTGATGATGGTGACTATGATATTCGCGCAAGAGCTATAAACACATTTGGAATAAAGGGCGACTTCAACACAAGGCTTGCGGTATCTGTTCAAGGTTTGGCTGATCCACCAGCAACAGTGACTGGCTTGATTGGCAACGTGACTGCTGGCGGATTGCATCTTGAATGGGAGCCGGTGCCAGATTTAGATTTGTCGTTTTATCGAATAAGATATAGCAGCCTGACCGCTGGTGCGTCTTTTGCTAACAGTCAAACCGCAGTTAGTAAGGTTGCACGTCCGGCGAATAGCGTCACAGTGCCGCCACGCGCTGGCACCTATATGATCAGAGCCTACGACAAATCTGGCAACGCTAGTGTTGATTATGCAAGTGTGGTAATTAGCCAAAACGATTTGCGGATTTTTACAAACACCTCAACGCAGACAGAAAATCCATCCTTTAGCGGCACTAAAACAGGCTGTTCTGTGATTTCGGGTGATCTGCGTATCACTAGCCCAGCCACAGCACCAACGACAGCAACATATGATTTTAGCAATTATATAGACACAGGCTCAGTAAATTTGTGC